GCCCGCCAGGGAGCTGCCCCAGTGGTGACCAGCCCGCTCCGCGACCTGCTCCGCCTCGCCGGCCTGCTCGCGCTCGTCGTCCTCGGCGGCGGACTCGCCGGGCTCGCGCTCGTCCACCTCACCGCCCGCGCGCTCACCTTCCAGTAGCGCTATTCAAAGGCGCCAGAAAATCTGACCGAGGGGTGCTTGCCACCCCGGCCTGGAGGCTCCTCTCCCCCCGCCACCGCGCCCAGCGGGCCCATTTCAACCCCGTTTCGGGCCGTTTCTGCCCCGAGAATGGCCCGATTCGGGGTTTTCTGGCAACAATGCGAAGTTTTTGTCGAAGTTTCTGGGCGGTGCTGCCGAAACCGGAACAGAGGGGGTCGGGTGGCCACCAACGCCGAGCGCCTCCGCCGCCACCGTGCGCACCACCGCGGCGACCACTCGCTGTGCCGCCCGGAGTTCTGCCCGGACGCGGAGGCCGCAGCTCCCCCGCCGGTGCGCCTCGCCCTTCCGCCTGCTCCCGAGCCGGCGCCTGAGCGCGAGCGCACGCCCGAGCAGCCTGCGGAGCGCGGCGCCTCCGCGCAGGCGCTGTGGGACGAGCTGAGCCCGCACCTGAGCGCCGCGCACCGTGTGCTGCTCACCCAGGCGTGTCGCATCGTCGACCGGCTCGACGAGCTGGAGGCGCTCATCGACGGCCGGAACCGGCGCGGTGTGTGGCTGCAGCTGGCGAAGGGCGAGGACGGCGTGATCCGCGTCGTCGTCGACGACCTCCTCGCGGAGTCGCGGCAGCAGGCGACCGCGCTCAAGGGCCTGATGGCCGAGCTGCGGCAGGCCGGCGCCCTGGGCTCGGGGAGGTCGAAGCCGCCGACGAAGGGGGACACGGGTGGCATCGCCAGCCTCGTTGACGCTGCTGCGCGGCGCCGAGCGTCCTCGCGTTGAGCACCGGCCGGCGTCCGCCGACACGATGGGTGCCGAGGCTGCCGCGCTCGCGGAGGCGGCCGGGCTGGTCCTCGAGCCATGGCAGCGCGCCGGGCTGGACCTGATGTGCTCCCTGCGCGACGACGGCCGGTGGGCGTGCTTCGAGTACGCGGAGATGTGCGCCCGCCAGAACGGGAAGACGGCGCTGTTCATGGCCCGCGCGCTGGCCGGGCTGTTCCTGTTCGACGAGCGCCTGGTCCTATGGAGCGCGCACGAGTACCGCACGGCGATGCGCAGCTTCAAGGACCTGGTGAACCTGTTAGCCGTGCTGGGCGAGCCGGCCGGACCGAACGCCTACGATGTGCAGGGCATCCCCGTGAAGGTGGTTAACACCAACGGCGAGGAGTCCATCAGTCGCCTCGACACCGGCCAGGAGATCAAGCTGGTGGCCCGGTCGAAGGGCGCGGGCCGCGGCTTCTCCACCGACTGCATGATCGTGGACGAGGCGTTCGCCTACGAGGACGTCCATCAGGACGCGCTGCTGCCGACGCTGACCGCGCGCCCGAACCCGCAGATCGTCTACGCCTCCTCGCCGCCCCTGACCGGTCGCACCGGCGGCCCGCTGTACGCGCTGCGCCGCCGCGCCGAGGCCGCGGTGGCGGGCGGCCGGGACGCGGGCGCGCTGGGCTGGCGGGACTGGGGCGTGGCCGACGTCCTGGACGACGTGCTGATGCTGCCGCCGACCGAGCGCGCGGCGCTGCTCGACGACAGGGCGCGGTGGCAAGCGGCGAACCCGGCGCTGGGCCGGGGCCGGGTGTCGCTGGAGTCCATCGCGCGCCTGCGCGAGTCGATGTCGGATGCCGGGTTCGGCCGAGAGGTGCTGGGCATGTGGCCGGCCCCGAGCTCGTCGACGTCGGGCTGGACGGTCATCGCCGAGGACGTGTGGCGCGGTCGCGGTGGCGCGGCCGAGCGCCCGTCGGGTCCGGTGGCGTTCGCGATCGACGCGGCCTGGCCGGACGGCGCGACGGCTGCGGTGTCGGTGGCCGGCCATCACGGGCCGGAGGTCCTGGCGCAGGTCGTGGCCCACTACCCGGGCACGGGCTGGGTGATCCCGCGCGTGGTGGAGATGGCGTCGCGGCACCGGCCGCTGGCGGTGGTGCTGGACCGTCGCTCCCCGGCCGGGCATCTGCACGACGAGCTGGCCGACCGGCTGGCTGCGGTGGGGGTGCCGGTGCTGACCCCGCAGGTGCAGGACGTGGCCGCCGCCTCCGGTGCGCTGCGGGCCGCGGTGGCGGGGGATGCGCCGTTCCTGCGGCACTACGACCAGCCCGAGCTGGACGAGGCGGTGGCCGCGGCGGAGCGCCGGCCGCTGGGGGATGCGTGGGCGTGGGCCCGCCGCGGCGAGGTGGACATCAGCCCGCTGACGTCGGTGACGCTCGCGGTGTGGGCGCTGCTGCGGGCGGCCCCGGAGCCGCCGGCGCCGGTGGCGGTGGAGCCGGCCGGTGAGGCGCGCTCGGCCACGGCGGACCTGTCCCGCATGGGCTTCTGACCACGACGACGAGAGGTGGCACGCGGTGACTGCACCTGCACCTGTCGGCGTCCCGACGTCGGAGACGGGCTACGCGAACGGCGCCGAGTCGTGGTGGCTGGCCGCGGAGAAGGAGCCGACGCCGGAGCTGCGCTGGCCGCGGTCGGTGCAGGTGTACGACCAGATGCGCCGCCAGGACGCGCAGGTGCAGTCGGTGCTGCGGGCGGTGACGCTGCCGGTGCGGCGTACGCCGTGGCGGATCGACCCGGCGGGCGCCCGGCCCGAGGTGGTGGCCCTGGTCGCCGAAGACCTCGGCCTGCCGATCGTGGGGCAGGACGCTGCCGCGCCGCCGCCGCGGACCCGGGGTCGGTTCTCCTGGCCGGAGCACCTGCAGAACGCGCTGCTGAGCCTGGTGTTCGGGCACGCGTTCTTCGAGCAGTCCGCGCGGTACGACGAGCAGGGCCGGGCTCGGCTGCGCAAGCTGGCGCCGCGCCCGGCTCACACCATCTCGGCTGTGAACGTGGCCCGTGACGGTGGCCTGGTGAGCATCGTGCAGCACGGCGGCACGTACCGGTCGGGGCTGCTGGTGGCCGAGCGGGAGCCGATCCCGGTCGAGCGGCTGGTGGCGTACGTGAACGAGCGCGAGGCCGCGAATTGGGTGGGCACCTCGCTGCTGCGCCCGGCGTACAAGCACTGGCTGATCAAGGATCGGCTGCTGCGGGTGCAGGCCCAGACGATCGAGCGCAACGGCATGGGCGTCCCGCTGTACGAAGGGGCGGTCGGGGAGACGAGCCTCGACGCTGGGCGGAAGCTGGCGCAGGACTGGCGCTCCGGTGACGCCTCAGGCGCCGCGGTGCCGAACGGGGCGAAGCTGACGCTGCGCGGCGTCGAGGGGACGCTGCCCGACGCGGACCCGGCGATCCGCTACCAGGACGAGCAGATCGCCCGGAGCGCCCTGCTGCACTTCCTCAACCTCGGCACCCAGACCGGCAGCTGGGCGCTCGGGACGACGTTCGCCGAGTTCTTCGTGTTCAGCCTGCAGACGGTCGCGGAGATGCACCGCGACGTCGCGCAGTCGCACGTGGTCGAGGACATCGTCGACTGGAACTGGGGCGAGAACGAGCCGGCGCCGCGCATCGTGTTCGACGAGATCGGCAGCCGGAGCCAGATCACCGCGGAGGCGATCAAGCTGCTGCTTGACGCCGGGGCGCTGTCGAACGACCGGGCGCTGGAGCGGCACCTGCGCCAGAAGTACGGCCTGCCCGCGCCGGACCCTGACGCACCACCGCCGGTCCCCGTCGGCGACCCCGCTGCAGGAGGAGCCTGATGCCCGACCGTCCACGTCTGCGTGTCGCTGCTGGCCAGCGCCGACCCTGGTACCACGTGGGGCCGGTGCTAGCGCTCGCCGAGGGCCAGCCCGTCGCGGCCGTCGAGGACGGCACGGCGACCGCGTCGACCGCCGACGTCTACCTGTTCGACACCATCGGCGGCTGGTTCGGCCTCACCGCCGACGCGTTCGTCCGCGACGTCGCCACCCTCGACGTCGACCAGATCGTGCTGCACGTCAACTCCCCCGGCGGCGACGCCTCCGAGGGCGTGGCCATCGCCAACGTCCTGCGCGCGCACCGGGCCCGGATCGTGGTCCGCGTCGACGGCATGGCCGCCTCCGCTGCGTCGGTCGTGGCCATGGCCGGCGACGAGGTCATCATGGGCCTTGGGTCGCAGCTGATGATCCACGACGCGTGGGGCTTCGCGCAGGGCAACGCCGCGGAGATGGCGGCCGCGCAGCGGATGCTGGACTCCACCTCCGACGCGCTCGCCGCCACGTACGCGGCCCGGGCCGGCGGCTCGGTGACCGAGTGGCGCGAGGTGATGCGGGCCGAGGCCTGGTACACGGCCGAGGAGGCCGTGGTGGCCGGGCTAGCCGACCGGGTCGCGGCCGCCGATGAGGTCGGCACCGCCGAGGGCGAGCAGGTCACCCCGGGTGCTGGCGGGTTCGGCTACTGGGACATGTGGGACAGCCTGGCCAGCCCGGACCGGTTCGACCTGTCCGCGTTCACCTACGCCGGGCGCGACCGTGCGCCCGCGCCCGCCATGCCGGGCCGCACGACCCCCGCCGCGTCCGCGGCCGGGACCGACCAGCACGGAAGGAGCCGGCCCGTGGCGTTCAGCGACGACCAGCTCAGCACGATGCGCGAGCGCCTCGGCCTCCCGGCCGACGCCGACGAGCAGACCATCACCGACGCCATGCTCGAGGCCCTGGACGAGCAGGTCGAGACCCCGCCCGCCTCCGAGCCTGCCCCGTTGCCCGAGGGTGTGGTGCCCGTCGAGGCCGCCGCACTCGCGCAGCTGCGCCGCGACGCCGACCTCGGCCGCGAGGCGCACGCCCGCCAGCAGCGCGAGGACCGCGAGTCGCTGGTGCAGGCCGCGATCGGCGACGGCCGCATCTCCCCCGCCCGCCGAGAGGCATGGCTCACCCGGCTCGAGGCGGACCCGGCCGAGGCGACCACCCTGGCCGCGCTCGCCCCCGGGCT